CTGACTCACACCCGTTGCCGACGAAGTGCCGTCTGCCGCGCCGCTACGGTCTTGCACCATCAACGATTGGGTCGGGTTTGCGAAAGCTAGGTCGTAGTCAGCCACGCAGCCGATTTCGCGCACATACCAGTTGTCTATTGTTACGACATTGCTGGCGGACATACCGTCTAACTGCAAATAACCGGCAGCACCCGTAGGCGTTTGCGCGGTAAATTCCATTGTATAGTTTACCAAACTTGTCGTTAGATTTGCCGAATAGGAATTACTTACCCCGTCATTTAGTTTCAACCTCGCACCGCTTGAACCTCCAGTATATTTGGCATCGACCGTGAGTCGGTATTTTTTGCCGACTGTTAAATCTGTTGTGAGGTCGGAGGAGTCTTTGAGATAGTTGTACGCGCCAGTTGCGCTATTGACGTAAGTAATCGCAAGCGTGTTAGAAACATTGGCTATTGTGTTGCTTCCGTCTTCTACCCAACTGTAAGTCCCGCTTGTGAACACACTTGCCGCTGCGTCAACCAGCGAAGTCTGCGACCCATACTGGTCGGCAAACGGCACGGTCGCGTTCTCGTAGCTCGCCGTGACCTCCGCTGCGGTCAGCGTCTTGTTCCAGAATCTTGTGCGATACAGAGTGCCGTTGAAATTAGCCGAACCATCATAAGACGATGCTAGTTTAGCATCCGCGCAACTGTCTATTGCGTGGCTTGCGCTAATGGTCGCCGTGCCGACTTGATTGCCGTTGTCGTAAAGAATCGCCGCCGTGCCGTCTATAGTGACAACTAGGTGATGAACCTTTAAGTCATCAAGCGGCGTAACTCCGAAAGTTTTCCACGATGTATTATCGTAAACCGCAAGTTTAGCACCCGCTGCAACATCAGTCCCAATGATGAAACGCCCACCGTTCCCAAAATCAACCAAATATTTGTATGCCGAATCGGCCCAAGCATCAGCTTGAGCGATGAACTCCATCGAGAACTTGGTTCCCAAGTCGGGCGGCGATGCAATGTCGATGAGGCCAGCCGCACCGTCGAAGTGGAGGCCTTGGCCATCAGACGCATTTACCAGTTCGCGGATGATCTCACCGCCGCTGGTGGTTTTTGGGGTCGTTAAGGTTGCACTCATGTTGTCTGGTATTCCACTACTTGAACCGTGAAGCTACTCCCCCCGGCATACACTTTCATTGCCCCCACATATCCGTCAACCTTCAGAAAACCCCCATCTCCCCCAAGGCTTGAGGAAGGTGCAGACATTATGTAGTGAGCATTGGATGAGGTAGGCGTGGTGGCATCAAGGCGAACATAGATTTCGTCTGTGCCGAGATTCTGTAAAGTAATTGAGGTACGGCTTGAGTTTGAGCTTATTGCTTGCTCTGCGGTCTGACTGACCCTGCCTGTACCCGCGCCTGTCGGCGTAACATTATTGCACCAAAGTGGATTTGCCATTGTCTTATTCCTTCCTAAAAAATTCTATTAAAGATGGAGGGAAGGGGAATGAGCACCCCTCCCCCCCGATTATTGTTGTTGTCAGCTTATTGGGTTGTAACCCGTGCTATGCTGATCGCAGAGGTGACTTTTACGTCACGGCTCCAATCAACAGCATAAATGTCTGATCTGCTGCTTTCGTCCCGGTACTCACGCACCGCCGTTACACCACCACGGCCACCAGCAAAGGTTTTCAATGCCGAAGGATCGTAGATGGTTGGGCTTGCACTACGCACAAAGATGTAAACATCGTCGCCATTCACGAATGATTGGCTGCGTGTTTTACCTTCCTTGGTCGTATCGTATGCCATAGTGGACAAACGAATGTCCACAGATGGGTTGATAAGCATTGCAGATGCTTGCCCTTGGTTTAACCCAATAAGCGCTGCACCCGGTTGCTTGTCTACCACCTTGGCATTGTTACGGAAACGCCTCCAAGCCGTCATCCCCATAAGGATGGCGTTAGGAAGCTGACCCGTTGCCTTGGCGATTGACTCAATGAGATAATCAATCTGCACAACTGGGTCAACGGTAGCCGTACTCCAATGCCCCATAACAGAACCCGAACCACCTATGTCGGCAGTCGTGTCTGCGGATACTGCAGCGTTTACGGTGGTGATGACATGACGCTCATGCGAGAGCACGCTGCTCTGCACAAGGGTCTTGACCTTCGCCTGTTCCAAATCCAAAGGATTCAGAGTCCCGGCTGCGTCCCGCTCGGAATCATCAATTGTGATTTCCAAAGCTTGAGGCAGACAGTTATAGGTCGGCTCACTCACATCCATAAAGATGCGTCTTGCTGGCCCACCTACCCCGCGAGAGGTGTCGTGTATCTGAAAGGCATTCTTATCATCGTATGCCTTGTATTGCCCGATAGTCGCTGGCACCTGTACTTGAGGTGCAAGGAAATCGGCTGTCGCTGATTGTAAGTCGTTCAGAACCCCTGACGCATAATTGGTAAGGGTTGGATTGACTGATGCTTCTGCTCTTAGTCCCATAATATTTTTAGTCTCCTATTGAATTAGACCGCTGTGTAGGAATTAACCAAAGCTGCCTCAACCAATTCAGTTGCAGTTCCTGCTTCCATAGCCACTCCCGCTACAATCTTGGTGCTGGCGTGTGCCTTCCAAGTTCCATCGGTGTGAATCATTAAGTTTCCACCAAGGGCAACCGTGCCACTCAGTTTCACCTTTACCGTCCCGCTTGCCCCTGCCATAGAGGCAACCGTGCTTTTCCCTGCGGTGGTTTCTCCATCGAGAATCACACCGAAGTTTCCGCTGTGTGCTGTTGAAATTGCGGCTTCCCCAGCGACTATCTTGACGGCATACCCCTCTTTACCAGTTTGGTCTGCTGCCGGAGTTAGTGCGAAAATCGCCGCATCTCTTGTTAATGCTCCTGCCATAATGTTTTATCTAGTTGTGTGTGTTTTAGTTAAACAGTTGCGGTCTGTCGTATCGCGTGGCATCCCAAGCCTGTTCAAAAGATGAACCGTTTTTGGCTTGATACTCCTTGGCGGCACGCATCTGCGCTTCACCGTTTGTGTCCATTTCCCCGTCCTCCTGACGCTTGGCTTGCACCACACGCTGAAAGGCGGGATTCACGGGAAGTGCCTCCAACGCCATAATGGCAGAGGGGTCGTTATTCAAAATGGAAACCCACTTTGCTTTTACGTCCTCGTCCTTTGGCGGGATGCGCCCGTCCTCTGTAGCTTTGTCAACGGCAGCTTGAGCAGCAACTTCTTGCTCCTTCTTCTTATCGTCTTCCAATGCCTTGATTTTGGCTTTTAGTGTTTCGTTTTCCTTCTTCACTTCGGCCAGCTTTTCTTGAGCAGAGACTTCTTCCTTTTTCTTGGAATCGTCTTGGGTCAAGACTTCTTCTTTTTTCTTTTCTTCTATGATTTCTGCCATGTTACTGTCAGTTTTTTGATACTCACCATCGCTGGCAACTATCGGGGTTATGTCCTTGAACGCTGGCCGATTTACTAAGCCTCCCGCATTCAAAGTGGTGCCTTCAATCTCACCCTTTGAATTGAGCGTGAATGTCGGGCTAAATTTCCTGAAGTTCCTCCCTTGCAGGGCTTCCTCTCCTGCCTTTGTCCATTCGACCTTGGCACGAACTCCCCCAGCTTCGGGGTCTGCTCCTGCCCAGTAGAAGCCGGTTATCCACCCGCTTGCCTCTGAATCGTCATGGTTAAAGTCAATGAACACCTGTTCCTTGTCTCCTGCCGTTATAGTGGCAAAGGAGTTTTGCAGTAGCTCGGCAGTTTCAGCACCTACATCCACCGTCAACTCTGCGGGCTTCCCGTTCTTGGTTGCCGTGATGTTGTGGGTTCCGGGCGGGAGATACTGGATGTCCTCCGGTAAATCATCCCCCGGCAGCATGGTGCTGATGGCATGAACAATGTCCTGCTCCTCAAATCCCTTGGCCTTGTACTGGCTATTGCAAACCGCAAGCCTTTGGCCCTTGTCTGGAAATTCCTTTTTCATTGTATCGTTTGCCATGCAGCTTGAAACAAATTCATCTTTGGGCTCACCATTTGGAGTGGGTAAAGGCATTATGCTGCTTTCCTTTCCCCTATCGTTTTAACCCAATAAAGTGCCTCCTCATTAAACACATCTGTAATCTGCTTCTCTGTGGGGATGCTGTTGGGCCAAGGCTTTTGCGTGACGGACTTTTTGAGCAAGTAGTAAGGGGTGAACCCCGACTCGGCTTGCATTGTCGGTGTCTCCCTCTCTGGCACCTTTAGCCCCAAAGTCTTGTTTTCCCGCTTGGGCCGCTCGGTCTTGGGCAGCTTCCGCTTCGCCTCTTTCTTGGCGCTGAACTTCTGGCGCGGAACACTCCCGCTAGACTTGTCTGGCTTCACCAAAAGCAGATTGCCCTTTTTGCTCTTGATGACAAACAGGTCAGGGAAACGCTTTGCCCTTTCATTATAGGCTTCTGCAACAAGCGGAATGGTGAGGTATTCCTTTCTCTTGGCCTTTATCGTTCCCCCCTTGATCTTGTGTTCAAGAATCCCAGCCTTATCAATCGCCACCACTACCTTCCCCGGCCCTTCCGGCTTGGGCGCTTGAACATTGCCCCCAATTCTCTTATTCCAAAAATTAGTTCTTTGTCCTCCCAGCTTGTTCTTTTCCCTGCCGTTCTTCTCCCGGTAAAACTTCTTGAGGTAGTTCGTTACGCCCCTTGCCCCAACGGTGAGAACATCCGTAAGCTCCTTGTCGGAGAACTTCAAACGATCAATGCCAGAGGGCAGTTCTACCTTGGTTGCAATCATACTGGTGCCTCCTCAACCTTGGCCAATGGGGAAGCTTCAAAGCGTTTCACCGCTCCGTTTACCATTGCTGCTCCCATGTTCCTCTCCATAGCGTCCTGCAAAACTTTCGTGTCCAGCTTGTCGAACAGTTCAGGCATCGTGTTTGCCGCCTTGGCAATTGCCCTAACAAAGTCCTCATCTGAAACGCTATCGTCCATCGCTTTATTCACCAACTGAACAAAAGCGGGTTTCACCGGGGCAAGCCACGCCTCGCTCACTCCCGTAATATCCTCCATCACATTGTTGAGCAGTTTGTCCCTTGGCCCCGGCTCTGCCCTTTGTGCGGCTTCTACCACGCCCTCCTTGGCGAACATAGGTGGCTGCATCAGGGAAGGCTCTGGCGGGGTAACAACTTCCTCCCCGGATTGGGGCATTGGCACATCGTGACGGTCGTAGAACCATTCCCGTGGCATATCAATACCGCTTCCCAAAAGTATCTGATCCCTCTGCGCCTCAAGCACAGGGTCACTTGGCCCAGCAAGGTCAGGGACAAGCTTGGGCATTTCAAAGGTGTCCCCGTAATTCAACTCACATAACGAGGTGACAAACTGTTCGTTCATCACATCCGCTGCCCAATCACAAACATCCTGCAACCTAGAGCGAAGCACATCTTCATGCACCTCGCCTAAAGCCCTGCTTCCAGAATCCCCAACATCGCTGGTTAAGGTTTGGCCAAGGATTGTTATGTCACAAAGCTTGTCGGCTATCTGAATGAAATAGCTTTGAGGGTTGTCCTGCCCTGACTTCCCTGCCTCCTTGAACTCCACCTGTGTCCCTGCCGGGAACGCTCCCCATGCAGCAGAACCCATGTTCTCCAGCATATCAGCAATGTCGTTCTTAATGTTGGCAGCAGCACCGGGGTCATAGGTCGCCCACCTCAATGGTTGACCAAACACTTGAGCAAAGTTAAGCAACCAATCCCGGCAGAAGTTCTGGCCGCTCCACCAATAGGCCAACTGCCTCAATAAGCCGTAGCCCATCGAGTTGCCTGAACGGTTCTTGTAGATGCCAATGAGGAACTTGTTCCTTGGGAACTCCTCATAAATGCCATCGCCTTGGGGGGAAAGCATCAGGTCAGTCTTGTCATAGGGGAAAGAGTAATAGCGGGGGTGACAGAAGTAGGTTGACTTGGGACAAATCCCATCTGGCTTCACTTCCCAAAGGATTTCCTGCACGCTGAATCCCTTGCCCACCCCATCGCACAAATCATAGATGGCATTGCGGAAGCCGTTTGTTCCCTCAATCGGGTTGCCCTTCCACTCGTCAATTGCGTACTGAACAAAGTCTGCCTTCTCCTGCGCTGAATCAGTTGGGCGCTCCCCTCTCTCGGTGAATGGCATAACGGTGTAGGTTGCCCCTGCCGCTGCGCTTTTCAGTTCGTGAAGGTTCTTTGCCAGCCTAGCCCATGAGTCCTCCATCAACTCATACACTTGGTATTGCTGCCGAATATCCCCGTTTAAGGCTGCGCGGAGAATAGCAATAACATTGGCTGGGCTTTGTTTGCTCCCCAGCGAATTGCTATCCATCCGGTCACGGTTGTTGGGTGAAATCACCCGCTTACCTATGGATGATCCGTTCAGCCCTTTTTTGGCTTTGAACAATCCCCCCAAACGGTTACTTAATTCTGCAATCATACCAATGTCGGCCTTAACCCAGCGAGCTTCGCCCTGCCAAGCATAATGTTATCAGTCTCTTGGATTGCCCCTGACCCTTGGTTTAACAGAGCGGCATAATTGGCCAAAGCCAATGCGGTACACCTATCGGCGTGACCATCTGAACGCCTCACCGCCCTGTACTGTTTGTTGCCTCCCGGCGTGGTCAACTCATTGACCGAATGTAAATCCTCCCGAATGGCCTTATCCCGTGGAACCCTCAAGCCCCGCTCTTGGAATGCCCTGCGTAAACCGGGGAATATCTTGGCCTTCAACCCTTGAGTGAAGTTGCACTCCTCTAGTTTAAAATCAAACCGCTTGGCCAAGGATTCGCTTATTGCGTTGCCAATCCCTGTTGAGTCAATGGCAGCATGGGTTGCCCTGTTGATACGGTCAGCCAGAAGCTCCTCCTGCAAATGGTACGGGGTGTTTCGGAGAACCAAAACCTCCCTTGTCCACATCACATCGCCAACCTTTTCAAGCGTCCAAGCTACGGTCAGGTCATGCTTGCGCCCAATGTCTATGCCTACAAAGCGAACAGCATTCCCGTTCTCCTCCTCACAATCGAGGGTTGCCTCGTCACTAACGCATTCGTCAATGAGGGTGTAAGGCAGCAGGACATTGGTAGCGTCAACGAACTCGCACTCATATTCCTGCTCCCAAGCTTCGGGGTCATCCAGCCCTGTCTTCAAAGCCTCAACATCCATTGGCAACCCTTCCTCGATTGCTGAGTGAATGGTTGTCTTATGCCTTACAAAGTTCAGTTCCTCTGACTTGTTCCATATCTCAAAGAACTTGGAGTTGCGCCCTGCCGGGGTGCTAATGATTCGGAGCTTTAGCTCACCCCTCAAGGGGTTGGAGATTGCTGGGTAAATGGCCTCGTAGATGCGGTCTGGCCTTTCGTGGAAGGCAAACTCATCCAGCACCAAGTTGGCTGAATAACCACGCACGGTGTCCGGGTTAGCCGGGAGAGCAAGGATTCTTGAGCCATTGGTGAACCTCGCCTCGCTGGTTCGACAGTCAGGCTTGGGTAAATCCATTGCATCAGACACAACCCTCGCAACCCTGTTGCCCTTCAGCATCCATTCCTCTGACTGCCTTTGCCCCGCTGAAAGCACCACCCAATCGGTGTTAGGTTTGTCCACACAACTGGCGACAGCCTCAAAGGCTGAACCAAGTGAACCACCTATCTGCCGGGACTTTAGCCAAATCTTGAAACGCGAAGTATCCGCAACCCACCTTTGCTGGTAGGGCAGCATCAACTTGAATAGGGCTTTTGCGCGTTCCTCTTTAGTCATTCAGTTGTTTTCAGGATTAGGAGCACCAAGCATCTCCCTCCATTGGACTACCAATTGCTTTTCGCTAACCACTTGGCCCGAATGCTCCACGTTCACCTCGGCCCTATCTGCAAACCCGCAGACGTTCTTCAGAGCGAAGATAAGACTGACCACGTTATTGTTTTCAAGGGCTTGCTGAACCAACTTACGCTTGAGGGAAGTTTGCAGCTTGGCCTTTCCCTTTTCATAGGCAACGCGAAACTCGCTATTTTCCTCCTTCATTTGGCGTTGAATCACATCATGAGAGCAGCCAAGTAAAGTCCCCATTTCAGCAAGGGTAGCGTTAAGACCGCCAAGGCGTTCAACCAAATCAAGGTCGAACACAGTCTTGGGCCGTCCACCGGGATGCTTGCCATTACTGGTGGGCTTTGGTGAAGTTAAGCGGTTGCCTGTCGTTGCTCCAGCCATCGGGGAACAAGGATGCGGGGTGGATAGGGGGGTTATTCAATAACTAATTTGAACCAATAAAGGCAAAAACAATACAACTTCAGCGAGTTTAACAGTTTACAATTGATAAACGCGTTGACCGAGTAAGGAGGGAGTAACGGTAAAAGCTCTCGAAAGCTAGATAGTTAGGGGGGAGTTAATGGGGTAAAGGGGGAGTAAGAGGGGGGTAAGGCGTAGTTAGGGGTAGTTAAGACGCCGTAAGAGGTAAAAGCAACTTGAGGCTACGTAGTTAGGGGTAGTTAAGGGCAAATGTTACAAGAAGCTACGCAGTAGAAGGTAGTAGAAGGTAGTGAGGTGGGAGTGGAGGGAAGAAGCTAGCCAAGGCTACGTAGTTAGACGTAGTAATGCCTTAAAGCACTTAAAGGCTACGCAGTTAGGGGGAGTAATTGCCCTTTTTTGGGCGTTAGCTATTAGTCATTTGGCCCACGGTTAGCATCAGGAGCGACTATTAACCCCTCTCGGCGACAGAAGGCAATAAGGTCTTTGATTTTATGGTTATCGAACCAATAGACTCCGTTCCTTTTATGAATCCCCATCCCCAAGCCCAAAGCACCCTTTTGTTTACCTCCTTCTTTTTGTGGCTTTGGAATCCATTGCTCATTGGGGCCAAGGGTATGCCTGATGCCGCTTTTCATTGTTAGAATATTATCCACGTTTATTGAGTATCCTTTCCACTTCCGTGTGCATAATGAGCAACTGCTTCCCAGCTAGGATGGCATTTATTTGCCCAAGTTTAACCATCATCCTCACCCTGTACTTGGTTATGCCAAAGATTTCTGCAACCTCTGGTATGGAGTAAGAAACTTTTTCGTAACCTTGGCGCAACTTATCCATATTTGCGGTGTTAATGGTTCTTAAATTTTAGAGTTACACTCCCCCAATAGGCACATTTATGATTGGGTTGATGTCATAGCTTGCCTTTTTCTTCCCATCAGACTTGCTTCCGTTATCTCTCCTTACGATTTTGCTGCCCCACTTGGCTAACAGAAGTTCGTACTGCTCCATTTCTCGCTCAAGGGTTCGGTAGTTGGCACATCCCCCTTTGTTCCCGTGGTCGTTCTTCACCATATGAAACATATTGAGGCGCAACACTCTTCGGTATGCGTTACATTGCTGGATGGTCATGTCATAATCCTCCTTTAGCGGTAGGTTTTCATCATAGCGCAGCACGGGGTCAATAAACCCGGAGAAAGAACCACTGACGTATGAATTACAGCCAAAAGGTGTGTATTCCCTGTACCCTCCTTTATCACTTGCGGGATTCAACCCCCAAAGCCTAGCCCCAAACCCTTTGCATAAGTCAAAGCCCTGTTGGATTAAGTCACTTACATCATCAGGTGTGAGCCAATTGACCTTGTAAGTTTCTCCATCTGGTTCATGCCTTCCAATCTTAGCAATGTCATCGTCAATAATTAGAAGCTGTTTGTTGGCGTGGTTATCAAGTATCCAGTTCCTTGCTCTGGCAATGTTTCCATTAACCTTGTCAGGACAAGTTATCACATTTACCCCCTGCTCCTCGTAGTCCTCCTTTTCTGATTCCCCAACGCAATAAACCACACTAGGAATAAGCTTGTGGGTCTTCAGCCCGCTTGCCCGCTTGTAGGAGGGTGAGATAATAACGGGCTTGCTCATTTAGTTATTCTTGTGAGGTAACCGGCTCCATCAACCACCCTTCCAATGCCTTTTGACCACGGCTTCCCGTTCTGGCGTTTAGCGGTAACGGTATCAAGGTCGAAGTGTGATTGCGCGGAAAGCCAATCTAGATCGTTCTTGAACACAAGCACGACATAGTTGTTTGACTCCGCAATAGCTTCGCTGAACTTCTCGCTCCCTTCCACCCCCTCATGGTTCATATCTAAAAGCTTGGCAAGCTCATCCCCATCGAAGCCGGTTAGTTCCATGTCCAAGTCAGTTTCACTCAACCCTGACAGCAGTTCGGTCAGCTTGTCATCATTAAGCCCTGACAATTCAGCAATGCGGTTATCGGCTACCAAGTGGGCAAACTCCTCTGCCTCTGACTCAAAGTCCTGCTCATCAATTGGGACAGTTTTGACGTTCAAAAGCTTTGCAGCCTCTAACCGCCCATGCCCGGACACAATGAACCCGGAGCGTTTGCTCACTACAACTGGGCTTCGCCAGCCAGAATGGCGTATCACCTTGGCAAGCAAAGCAATCTGCTTATCTGGATGTTTGTTGGGGTTTTGAGGGTGCGGCACCAAATTAACCACATCCTCCAGCTTGGTGTGGTCGCAGTGAATCTGGATGTCGCTCATCTTACTTACTGCCAGACGGTGCAGGTGTCGACGGTGCCGAGGCATCAATCACATTGATTTGCTCTGACAACATTTGGGTAAGTCTGCCCATTCCCTCGGCGGGGCCAAGGTTCTTGGCGGTGCAATCAATGGTGTACCGGCTTGAGAAGTCGGTGGTACGGGTTTGTGTGCTGCTGCTTGTGACTGTTCCGGTGTGGGTATTGTTATGGGAACCACCCACATCAAATGTGACCCCAAAGAGTTTGCCCCCCGCTGACGCATGAACATCTGTGGTTGAGCCATCCACCTCCGTGTCACCCTTGGTGGAAGTGTTATCGGTGTGAGCCGCAATCTGCATATCAAAATGCACGTTTACATCTGTGATACCCACGTTTGGGATTTGAACCAGCGACAGAACGGGTGTCTTGATGGTTTGCGTCACCATCTTTATCCCATCATCGTCACCCTTAACAGGGCGCTCAATGTCAACGCTGATGCACCTTGTGGTGGTGTTGCCATTTTTGTCGGTGTCGAATCCTATCTCGCTCACGAAGTTTAGGGTGGACTTCGCAAGTGCCGTGCCTCCATCACTCGCCGCTAGGATGGGCGAAAGGATTAAGTCCTTGATGGGAAGCCCCCTCATATCTGCTATTTGTGCGCTATCTGCTGCCATGATGTTTTTATATTGTGGGTATTAGTTTCGTTAGGTTATCGCCGATACGAGCCAAGCCTTCAGGCTTTTCCGTGCCGGTAAATTTGATTTTAACTTGAGCCATTTTACTGCCCCTCCGTTTTCCAAGATCGCCTACGGCTTCATCCTTGTCATGGTTTAGATCAAGTTCAAACTCTATTTCAACATCTGAAATGGTTAGTCCATGATGCTGCACCAGAGTAAAGAGCGGAACCTCAACCTTTTTCCCTGATAAAACAAGAGCAACCATCTTGGGCGCACCCTCCTCGTCAAAGTAATCGTCCCTGATCTTGGCTAGATGATTCCCCTCTACGCTCTTTTGCGCTGTGACAACGGCAGAATAAAGGCTGTTGAATATGTCTTGGACAGAGGATGCCATTATTGTTTAGCTATTCTAATAATTTTAATTGCCAACAGCTCCTCAAGTGTGGGGTGGGGTGGGGTCAAGTCCTCCCAATACCCACGGGCCAAAATGGATTGTAGATTGCTTTCCGGGTATCTTTCCTTGTCATCCCAATCAACCACTTGAGCAGTTTCCTTCCCTGTCTGAATCAAATAAGCTTCGCCCTCCTGTTGGGCTATGATTTTAGGGTATTCGCTTCCTAATCTATTATCCATTTTATTCCTTTCCTTTTAAGTTGAGCAATCAGGTAAGAGGAAGGCTCGAAATCTTCGGGGAAATAAACTTTCTCTATGTCCTCTACATTTACCCCGCCATGAACCTGTAGTTCAACATAACCCTCGCCGGGGTAATTTGATAACGCCTTTTCTATTGCGTTTTCGTTGTAAAGAGGATGTGAAACATAAGTGGGATTATCTAGTGGAGATGGGAGGTAGGTTGGGTTCGGGGTTAAAGAGTCCCCGAAGGTTACAGTTGTCCTGCCTCTTGTGTTGCTTTTTAGCTTCACCCTGATTCTTCCGTACGCGCCCACCGCCCCCTCTATATCCCCCTTTTCCGCAAACCCATATTTACTTTGAGTGGCATAACCGTAAACAGGCCTTTCAGTTTCGGGTAATGTTTTAGGGTATGAAAAAAGGTTTTCTTCCACCCTTGCTCTAAGCGAGTTGTCCATTACGCCCCCGCTTGATTGGGTTTCATATTGCGTTTTGAACCTTCCATCTTCTAGGATTTTAGTGAGTGTTCCTTTTCTTACCCTAACAAATGAGTGTGCTTTTTTAGTCCAGCTTTTTGTTTGGATGTTAATGTCTCCTTTAACCGATTCCTCGGTTATATCGAACTTTTCCCCTCCCTCCCGTCTGGCATAAGTGTCTAATTGCTGCGATTGAAAGCGCCTTACATCTTTTTCTAACGTCGCGCTCGGGAATAAATCATGTGGGCTTGGCTTGTTTACCCAACGGTCAGGCATTTTTACAGGTTTCGCTGGAGCCGGTGGGGGTACATCGCTCATGCGCTGGGAAAGCTCCACGGTTTTCCCGTAGTTAATTGCCTCGTCCCCCATTTTGTTCATGAACTTCTCTAGGAACTCTGGCTCCACATCTGCCGCTGCCTTCAGCCCCTTGTTGAACGTGTCATCCGGGGGAAGCACTTGCTCGTTCTTCTCAATCAGCCCCATTTGTATGGCCTTGTCCCTCCTGACATCCTCCACATCCATGCCGCTATTGAACCCCCAAGGGCCAAAGGGAACCCCCAACCCCCCAATGCTCTGGTCGTTCATGCGTAGCCAGAACTCCATATCATCCTTACGCCTTACCTCATTCCGGTTGCGTTTGTGCAATGGGCGCGGGACTTTCCGCTGCTCTGCCCTGATAAACCTTTGGGCTGGGTAAGCATCCAGAATGGCGGGGTCTTGCCCCTGCTTGTAGTAGCCGTAGGACTGTGCTTGCTGGGTTTGAGTGTCGAAGATTAGATTGAGCCTTGTCTCGCTGGCAATGTCCTTGGTGCGGGTAATCATGTCCCGGCTCATATCCTCCCCCGGAGGAAGCACATTCCCCATGCCCGTCTGCTTCGCCAGCTTCTGCATCTCATAAACAAAGTCGGCCCTCCCTGTCTTTTTGAGAGCGGAAACCCTGCGCCCATCAGGGGTGGTGACCATCTCCCTTGCCCCGGCAAGGTAGTCTTTTATCATCTTTTGAGAGCGGTTTAGAAACTTCATGCTCTCCACGTTG